TCTCAAACCACCCGCACGCGATGAGCACGGCCAGCAGGCAAACCGCGTTTGACGTGCATACGATCGACACCGGCAGCAGTGGAGACCGGCAAAGACGAATCGACGGCAGAGCGCCAGCGCTGCGAACCGGTACGAGAGCCACCACGCGAGCTAGCAGCGCGGCAGCAAGCGCGCGCCGCAGCCTCAGCATCGAGTGACTCAACGATGCGACGCCTCAGCTCAGCATCACCGAAGGCATCAACGGCAGCGATCACGACCGACCAATCAGCAGCAGGCAGAGAAAGAGAAAGAAACACAGCTCAGCCCTCCACACGTTGAGAAGCCACCAGCAGGCCGGAAGGCACAGCCAAACCAGCCAACAGGATTAGCGCCGCCATCGGTGCCCGGTTCTCATCAGTGGCAGGAGTTACGGCAGCAGTCCAGACCGTGCCCAGCTGGAGCACGACGGCGAGAGTGATGAAGAAGAGTTTGGTCATTGGATAGTTAGCGATTGTTTGAAGTGGAAGGTGACGACGACCCCGACGACCTCGACGACATCGACGACGACGAGCACCAGGGCGACGAGCTCAAGAGTTGAGAATGAAAGGCTGATCAAGACACCACCGGCAGAAGGTGTCAGCGGTGAGCGCTTCTGATGCCTGCTGATAGCTGAAGTGCTGGACAGCCCAGCGCTGCTGATCAGCGCTGAGACGTTGCCAAGCCATCACGGCAGCATCAGCCAGATCAGCTCCCTTAGCGCCGCGAGCACGCACCAGCGCGAGAGCGGCATCAGGGGAGAAAGTATCTGAGGAAGAAGTCATCGAAAAGTCAGCGATTGTTGGAGGTGAAGGGCGACGACAACGCCGCCCAGGGCGACGAGCTCAGCCGGCAGGCAGGAGAGCAACACCGTTCCGACACTTGCGCATGGGATCCAGCGCATCAGCCCATGCGGCGGGATCGTAAACAGCGCAAGCAACCTCAGCGCAGCATTCGGAGACAGTGTCCTCGTGCACAGTCAGCAGGCCCTCGAACGCAGTCACCCAGCCGGGAGACAGGTAGACCCAGAGGCCACCGTGGAGGTGTTCAGGGTTGCGCTCATCACTCCAATCACTGACGCGCGGATCATTTTGGAGTTGCTTGAAAGTGCGAGGTTTGCGCATGGCTTTGTTTGGCGATTGTTCAAGCGGAGCGCATAACCCCGCTTGTGTTCATTGTCGCTTACCTAGGCAAGTTACGTCAAGAAAAAAAGCCAATCAATCGCGGATTGTTTCGGGAACTTAACGCCCCGGCATCAGCAGCGCAGCGCCCAGGGCGAAGCGGTGGCCAGCGCTTGCGTACCTGCCACCGGAGCAGATACGCAGAGGCAGATCCTAGGCGGTGACTGCGTTGCGGCAAGTCCAGCCACCGGCACTGGCCAGGCTGGCCCGGAAGTGGACACAGAGCCGGAAACACAGCCCCACCCCCCAGCCAAGGATGATGGGTAGGGACGAGATACTCCCAAGCTCCGAGGTGCAGCCCTATTTTCGATAACCCTATGTATGTTGCTTCGTTCAGACGACTTATGTAGGTAGGCCCACCCCCCTGGCTTATTTGAGGGCCCGAGGGAGTCCGAGGCAAGCTATGTATGTGTAAAAACGGCGATAAGAATGGGCGTGCTGAGCGTCATCCCCGGCGGCAAATGCTTCGAGCCTCCGATTCATCGCAGCACAAGATGCTCAAAAACACACGACGAGTTCTTTGACATGATCTGGGAGGATCTACTTCCTCACCAGAAAGAGTTTGTAGCCGACACCGAGCACAAGATATTGGGACTCTGCGCAGGTTTCGGCGCCGGCAAGACCTACAGCCTGTGTGTGCGCATATTGATCGACTGCATGAGATACCCAAACACCGTTCTGTGCGTGTTCGAGCCGACCTACCAAATGCTCTTGGACGTATTCATCCGATCATTCGAGGAGATTCTCGAAAAATACGGCGTGGAGTACGACTATCGCGCATCCCCCCAGCCCGAGTTCATTGTCCACACCCCCACCGGCAAAGCAACGCTCCTATGCAGAACAATGGAGAGCTACAACCGCATCCGTGGCGCCAACTTAAGCATGGTATATGCCGACGAGATTGATACATCTCGCCCGCACATTGCCGAGAAAGCCTCACAAATGATCTTGGCACGTTTGAGAGGCGGACCCAACCCGCAATTCTGCCTTGCCAGTACACCAGAAGGCTACGGATATATGTGGCAAACATTCACCCAAACCCCCGGCGCTGACCGCCGCCTAATCAAAGCCAAGACCCTCGACAACCCCTACCTCCCCGACGGATTCGTTGACTCCCTATACGCCAATTACCCACCCCAGCTGCTCGCCGCCTACCTAAACGGAGAATTTGTAGCCCTCGACAAAACAGTTGTCTACCCCTATTTCGACCGCGACACGCACTGGAGTGACGAGACAATCCTCCCCACCGACACGATCTACGTGGGAGCAGACTTCAACGTTGGCGCCTCATTCCTAGAAGTATTCATCCGCCGAGGTGAGGCCTATCACGTCATCGAAGAGCACCACCCGAAGGACACCCCATCCGTCGTCAAGTTACTGAAAGAGCGCTTCCCCGAGCACATAGCGAAGGGACAACTCACGATCATCCCCGACGCCAGCTCCCGCAAGCGCACCACCAGCAACGCTGCTGAATCCGACCTTGGCATACTCCGCAAAGGCGGCCTTCGCGTAAAGATCCAAAACAGCAACCCACTGATCGAGGATCGCGTCAACGCAGTCAACGTTCTCCTAATGAACAACCGTATCTTCATCAACCCCAGCTGCAAGTATCTAATCCGCAGTTTCGAGACACAGACCTATAACGACAGCGGCCAACCGGACAAGTCAGGACGCGGAGTAGAGGACCGTTCAGGCCCTGTTGACGCAGCAGGATATGTAGTCCATGCCCTTGCCGGACTTCGTCGTTACGTGACTGGCGGAAGCAACTTCCGCTTCAAGTAACGCGGAAACCTAGGCAAAGACAGCAGCAGAAGAGTGTCCCAATCCCTAAACAGCTCATACCTAGGACGGGATTTTACGCAGGCACGGTTATACGACCCGATTGCACTTCCCAAGCCTGCCGGATCGGAGAACGATCCAAGCGTCCCCAGCAACGCTGTGGTTTCGATGCTGAAGGGTTGGGATCCCATCAACATCTGCCTCGCCGGCACGCAGGGCATCCGGGAAGAATCCACCAGAGTGCTCCCGCAAGAGCCGCGAGAGGACGCAGAGTGTTATCAACGCCGGGTTTATCACGCAGTCTTACCACCCTTCCTCACCCGTCTAGCTGCACAGGCTTCGGGTCTAATCCTCCGCAAGGGGATCACACTGGAGGGTGACGAATTTTGGCAGGAGTGGGCCAAAGATGTATGCGGAGACGGCACGACACTGAACGCCTTCGCCCGCCGGATGCTGGAGACGAGCATTCTTTACGGCCACAGCAGCGCAATCGTAGACATCAACAGGCCAGCAAATAATCGCAGGCTGAGTCTTGCCGACCAGCGCAAGAATCCAATCAAGCCCTACCTCGTCAACGTCCACCCGCAGACCATTCGAGGATTCCGCACAGCGGACCAAAACCCCCAGGGGGAGCTTGACCAAGTCCGCATCCGCGAGCTGGCGGTCGAAAGCAAAGGACGCTTCGGTGAAGAGCAGGTCGAGCAGATCCGGGTACTCGAACGAGGTTCCTACGAGCTATACCGCAAGACACCCACCGGAGCTTGGTTCATCTACGAGTCAGGAGAAACGGGTTTAGACAAGCTCCCCTTCTTCACGATCTACAGCGACCGCACGGGCACCCTCACCAGCAACCCACCACTAAAAGAGGTGGCGTATATGGCAATCAGCTACTGCCAGCGATGGACTGATTACGCCCATTCTCTCCACGTTGGAGCAATGCCCATATTGACGATGCGTGGCTTCGACCCCGACGCAGAGGCACCACTCGGCATCAGTCCCAACACAGCAATCCTGCTTCCCGACACCGGCGGAGCTGAATTTGTCTCACCCACCACAGACGCCTTCGACTCTCAGCTTGCAGCACTAAACGCACTTGAGGACCAGATCAACCGTCTCGGCATCAATACACTCAACAAAGCGAATCTGACGAACGCAGCTGCAGAGGCCCGTCGTCTGGATCGCATCGACAGCGACTCGATCATGGCCCTAATCAGCAACGACCTTCAACTCACGCTGACGGAGATGATGAAAACCGCTGCCGACTACATCGGCATGGAAGCACCAAAAGTCATCATCCAACAGGATTACGACAACAAACTGCTAGACGGCAACGGCACCACAGCACTACTGCAGCTTTACATGCAGGGCGTAATCAGCCAGCGCACAACACTGAAAGCTCTGAGTGCGGGCGAAGTTTTACCCGCCGGCACAGACATCGAGGCCGAGATTGTCGATACCCGCGACTTTCTGATGGAACTAAACGGTTCCGGCGGTGACGGACTGGACCCACTAAGCAGCAAACCCGAAAGTCTGAGCCGCGACAACCGCGCCGGCCAGGGGGAGGACATCAACTCCCAGACACTGCCCACACCCATGCGTCCCGGTAAAAACCCCTGAGGTAGTTAATGGCCCGTAGCGAGCAAGACAACGAGGAATACCTCCGGCTCCTGTGGCTACTACTGCGCGAGAGCGAGGTGAAGTTACAGGACATCACCCGCCCGATACTGCTGTTGCTTCTATGGCAATTCCGCAATCAGCTGTTAGCGACCTTTCCCGCCACCGGCCAGGGCCGCCAACTGCAGATCAGCAGTTTAATCCGCAGTCTTGAGGGTCCATTAGGTCGATACAACGACCAATTTGTGGAGATTCTGTTACGCGAACTAGAGATAGTGGATCGACGGAGTGCAGAGAGGGCAGCAGAGTTTGCGCAATACGAGCTGCCCCTAACGCGCCGGGACTACACCCCAAGGCAAGGAGAGGCCCTCTTCAGAACCACCCGCTCAGGGGGAATGTCCCTGCAGCGTTACTTCACCAAGGACGCCAGAGGCATCAGTCCTTTCATGCGATCACACATGAAAGCCGCCCGAGCGAAAGTCGAAGCGGGAGTAATGCGCGGCGACAGCTCGATAGAGATTGCACGTTCGATCGTCGCCCAACGCACAGTAAGGGGCTATGTCCAACCCATCAACAGTCGAGGAACTCTTTACGCACTAATCCGCAACCGAGACACAGCACTCATTTCCAACACTGTATGGGACGTATCAGGCTATGCCGAGCGCGAAGTCTTCGCCCGGCAGCAATACCTCACCACCCGTAAAGGCAAGCCAGCGAGTGCGGAGTTCATACCCAACGGGTGGGTGTGGAACGCAATTTTAGACCCAGCGACGTGTCCCATCTGCCGCCCTTTGCATCAAACAAGGTATGCGAATCGCACAGATGCACCGTATCAGCCGCCGGTACATCCCCGCTGCCGCTGCCGACTTTTACCTGCTCAACCTTAAGGCAACCTAGGTTGCACTATCCCTCCCGACATGCCCGAGCAACCGATTCCTGCTGAGCAGGAGTCAGCGGCAGTTGATTCCGTGAATCAGCCTCAATCCGAGGAAGCTACAGCACTTCGAGCCAAACTTGAATTAGTTCAACGCGACAACCTTGCCAAAGGCGAAGCGAATCGCAGTTTGAACGAACGTCTTGGCGAGAGTGAGAAGCGACTTCGGGAATTGGAGAGCCAGCTCAAGGCAAACAACCAGCAATCGCTCGAATCCAGCGGTGAATACAAGCAGCTTTGGCAAGACGCCTCAGCAGAGAACGGCAAGTTGATGCAGCGCATCAGCGAGCTAGAGGGACAACTACAGCAACGTGATCAAGCCATCAGCGCAGAGCGATTGAAGGCGAGCACGATCAACAAGTTGTCATCTGCGGGCGCCATCAGTCCAGAGCAGCTGTATGGCCTACTTCAGCCCCAGCTGAGGGAAACAAACGGCCAACCGTCAGTGATTGTCAACGGCATTGAGCAACCTCTCGATGCGCACGTTGAATCACTGAAGAGTGCAAATAGCGGTTGGGATCATCATTTCGCAGCCAATCGAGGCGCGATGGGGATGGGCAGCAGGACTTCCACCAGCGTGGAGGCAAATGCAAACCCCTTCAAAAAGGAGAGTTTCAACATGACAGAAGCTCTTTTGATGGAGGAAAAGAATCCCGATCTAGCTAAGCGCCTACGTGCGGAAGCTGGTCTGGGGTGATCACGGTAAACCCCTTTCTTTAAGTAAAAATGGCAGTCCTTCAGAACTTCGTCGGGGGCACTCTCCTTGGCGATCTTATCGTCCGCCCTAATTTCGGGGCCTGGACGAGCGAGCGCATTTACGAACTGAGCCGTTTTGTTCAGTCCGGCCTGATCGAGCGCAATCAATTCCTGGCAGCGAGTGCCGGTGGCACCCGGACTCAGCTCCCGATGCTGACTCCTATCGACCCCACATCTGAGCGAATTGATTCCTCAGAGGTTTGGGGCACCTCCGGCGCCGGCTACCTGAGCATCCAGAAAGTCGGATCTCAGGATCACGTTGTCTCGATCTACCGTCGCGGTTTCGCATACGGCACTGACGACATCAGCAAAATGGGCTCCGGCCTTGCTGATCCTCTGGGCCATGTTCGCGACCAGCTTGCTGCTGCAGTGAACAAGCTGAACACCACCAGCGCACGCAGCGTGATGGAAGGTGCTTTCGGCCCGATCGTTGCCGATGGTGTTCTTCAGAACTTCGCGATCGACAAGACTGGCGGTGCAGCTCCCACTGCAGCCAACTATCTGGCAGCCGGTTCGGTGATCGAGGCCAAGCAACTCCTCGGAGAGCGCGGAACCGATCTCACCGGCATGGTGATGCACAGTGCTGTTGCTTCCTATCTGGAAGAGCAGGGCTATATGCAGGCTCTTGTTGACGGCAGCACCGTCTTCGCCGGCCAGGGCATCGGCGTTGGCAGCGGCTCCGGCTTTGCCGGTCGCGCCTTCGGCATGAACGTCATCATCGATGATCAGTTCGGTCCACTTGCCGGCGGTCTTTCTGGCGACGTTAAGAAGTATCCCGTTTACCTGGCGAAGGGCGGTGTGATGCAAACCGCATCACAAAGCGATCTTCGCATCAACTACGACAGGAACATCCTGAGCTTCCAGGATCAACTGGCAGTGGATTTCCACCAGTGCCATACGATCCCCGGAGTCAGCTGGACTTCTGCGACGGACAACCCCACCGACGCGGCGCTTGCCACCAGCACCAACTACGGTGCGTCGTACACCGATCTGCGGAACGTGGGTCTGGTTCGCCTCTTGGTGAACACCCCTTACGATCCCACCACCTACGCCTGATCTTCAGGCATAGAGAAGAGCCCCAACCGGGGCTCTTTTTTTATGGGTCAATCACCTTTTCGTTCGCTTTCTCTCGAACCGTTCAAAGGTTTCTTTTGTATTGACGGTCGATTGATACGAACGTGTGCGTACCTGTTTTACGAAGATGGGATTGATTTTCAGTTCCTGAGCGATCTGTGGATCAGTCAGGCCATCACGAATGAGCCTATGGACATCCTTGACCAACTCATCCCAAGTGCGTGCAGCAACATCCCTAGCGGCGGATGCCGCGACTGAATCTGCGCGACGCCTCCCTTTTGTGGATTTGACTCTGGGGCTCAGTTCTTCCGCTTCCATAAAGGGATGTAGCTCTGTATAGGTTGCCTCTGCCGGCAACCTTGGGTAGAGAGCGGACAGGAACTTGGCACCAGTCATCAATGCGACCGCAGGCGATGCTGCGGCCAACAGCTACCTAACTATTTCGGACGCTGACAGCATTGCTGATTCGATGTTGGGCACACTGGCGTGGACAACCGCCAGCGCAGATGACCGTGCCCGTGCGCTTGTGACCGCCACCAACGGCCTGGACACCCTCAACTTCATCGGCACCAAGTCAGCCGACACCCAAGCGTTGTTGTGGCCACGCACTGATGCCAAATGTGGCGACAAAGCCCCAGCGACCGACGAGATTCCCCGCGAGATTGAGCTTTCCTGCTTTGACCTAGCCGAGGCATTGCTATCCGACTCGACGATCCTGCGCAACACCCAGGCAGGCGGTGAGCTGGTGCCTGGCATCCCCAATGCAGACCTTCGCCGTCTGAAGCTCGATGTAATGGAGATTGAGTGGAAGAACACCGGCAGTCGCACAACCCGGCCCGCATCACCACTAACAGCACTGCCCCACCTACGGACACTGCTGGGCTGTCTACTTGTCGGACAACAGAGCACTAACTTGATCAAGGTTGTTCGTTCCTGAGCGCATATTTCAGGTCGATAGACTGACATAGCAGCGCACAAAGATTGCCGCCGAGACAGCGACCTCGCACCGGCTACCTTTCGACCCCACTCAGTCGGGAGGAAAGGAAGTACGCGGGTCAGATGTATGTGCAGCACCAGGGGCTGCTGCGCATGATGGGCCGCAAACTCTGTCGTAAGTATCCGTTCGTATCCTCCGAGGATATTTTCTCAAGCATCGACTTTGCCTTTTTGAAGGTCATTCGTGCATGGCAGCCAGAGCGCGGGGCATTCAGCACGCTGTTGGGCGTCTTCTGCGAAGGCGAAGTGCTTCATTACATCAGGGACCACAACTGGACCGTGAAGGCCCCCGGCAATGTGAGGCGAGTAGGCCAACTAGCTCGCAAGCTAATGCGCAACGGTGCATCATCCGACCAAGTGATGACGGAGTTAGAGATTGACGGAGAGCAATTACGACTTGCGCTGCTAGCCACCAGCCCCACAAGTCACGACATACTCGGCTTTGAATTGCACGTATGCCCTAGGGCCACTCCAATGGAATTTTTGGAGGCTGAATGGGAGATTTGAAGCAGTTGGCAAATTAGGACCAAAGACATCTGCTCTGATTAACGATGGCTACAGGGGCATTTTTCAATAGCTTGGGTTATAGGCTTTGGGTCGGTGCAGGCACTACTGCTTCTGCAATCCCCACCGACAACACCGGCCTTACCGAAGTTATTTCTCTGACCAACGCTGGCATCCAGGGTTCTTCACAGACTCAGGAAGTCCAGGACTACGGCTCAGATCTAGGCTTCACCGCCGCTTTGGTAACGACCCAGTCGTACTCCATCCCGGCCCAGATGAACCTGAACTTGAACGATCCTGCTTATTCGATCCTCAAGAACGCAGCACTCAACTCCGCCACCGGCACTACTGTTGTCTGGTATCGCGAGTCACCCGAGATGACTGCACTCGGAGACCCTGAAAAGCACGCGGGCGTTGCCTTTGTGACCGACTTTAGTGAATCAATCGAGGCAGGATCCGTGGCCACTGTTAGCTTCACGCTTGCCGGGTACGGTTCGTATTCCTTCACTGCAGAGACTGACGTTTGATCTTCACTGTAGATTGAAAGAGCAGAGCTGCGGCCCCACTTGCTGGGGCCTTTTCTTTATGCAGGTTGACACCGAGATGACAGAAGACGGCTGTGTGAAGATCACAGTTTCAGAGGAAGGAATCACGGAGGTCGGTTGGGTGTCTTCGTTTCATTTGGTTGATCCGAAGGTCACACAACTGGTTGCGTGCATCCGCAAGAAAGCGCTGAACGCTCTTCTTATTTGAACTGTTCCTGAATGAACGGAGCGACAGGCGTATCTTCCCTGGCCTTCGTCACCCAGTCGCGTGGGGTGCGATAGTACATCTTTCCGTCATCACCGATGTAATCACCCGTGATTACTTGCTCAGCGTAG